CCCAACACTGTGAGCACATTAGGACCTGAATTGTCAAACACTAGACCGGCTGTGGCCGCTGCATTACCGGTTCCATCATTGAATACCACTGCTCCGCCCGGTCCGGGAATATTGGTCAGCGTGGCAACAATGTTGCCGGTGAAATTTCCTACGAAAAATCCAGCAGTAATTATGTTGCCCGTGGCACTGACCTCGCCACTTGTGTTGACATTGCCGCCAGTGACGTTGCCTGACACAGACACCGAGGTCAAAGTTCCTACACTGGTTATGTTGGGTTGTGCGGCCGTGGTAACTGTGCCGGCCGTGCCAGCCGTGACAGCCAAGGTAGCATTGGCCACGGTGCCGGTGATGTTGGCCGCTGTGATAGTGGTAAGCAAACTGCCATCGCCGATGACATAGGAAGCAGTGACATTACCTGTGGTTGATATGGAATTGTTGCCAAAACTGTTCAGCAGTGTGACCACGTTGGCATCGGTGTAGGTAGCAGGTAGTCCTGTGAGTTGGCTACCGTTGCCCAGTATGTACGATCCAATGACATTGCCTGTGGCACTGACCACTCCCAACACACCTACTCCGTTGCCGGTAAACACCGCTATGTTGCCGATTCCGCCTACACCGACTGTGATATCACTATTGGGTGCTGCTATGTCAACGTTGCTGGTACCGTTGAGTATTCTGGCCACAGAAACATTGCCCACCTGGGTGACTTGTGCCCAGATGGTGCTGGAACCATCATAGTCGGCAAAACAGTAGTAAAAATAAATGGAATCAGCAGCATACATCCCAGCAAAATCGCCTTCTTGTCCGATAAAGGAAACAGGAACTGCGGTCTGGAATCTTGCAAAAAGTTGGCTGAAATTTGTGTTGGTGTAGTTGAATGCTGTGGCTAAAGGGGTACCAAGCCCGGAATTCTGCGGTGTGGTAACAATAAACAGTTGGCTCATAGATCTGCGTCCTCTGGCTTGTATTTACCAGAAGGAAAAATTTGGTCGATTGGGCTGTTTAGTAGGGGCTAAAACTACTGCCGCACCCGCAGGTGGTCTGGGCTTGCGGATTGTTGATGGTAAAACTAGCACCCATGACATCGTCTTTGTAGTCGATTTCGGCGCCTTGCAAGTAGCCACCGCTCATGCTATCTACCAGTACTTTTACTCCAGAAATATCCAGATCCCAGTCGTCCTCGTTCTGAGTCTCATCCAAGGTAAATCCGTAGCTCATGCCCGAGCAACCACCACCTTGTACAAACACTCTGAGTTTGAGAGCAGGATTGTTTTCTTCGGACAAGATATCTCGAATTTTTATCACTGCAGATTCAGTTACTGTTATCATTTGTTGTCCTATAATCTTTCGTTACAAACGTCCCAATCAATGATCTTCCAGATGTTGTCTAGATAACGTTCTTTGTCCCATTGGTAATCGGTGGCCCACACATGTTCCCACCAGTCTACCAAAACACAGATGTCAGTTCTGACCTGATGATTGGGTATGGTTTTTATGGTGCCTGCTGTGCTCAAATACACCCATCCAGAACCTTGGATTTTCATGGCAGTTTCTTTGAAAGCCTGTTTGAAATCTTCCCAGGTTTTGAAGTTTGATTCGATGAGCTCTAGTACAGCACCTCTAGGACGATTAGCACCCTTTACAGGTCTTAATTGAGGGAAAAACTTGTTGTGTAAAAAACTGCCAGCACGATTAAAGTCTGCATTGCCTTCGCCGGCATTGTAGCGTTTGGCATAGCCTTTGGCCAAGTGTCCGTAGTGATATTCTAAACTTTCTTTGCTGAGAACCGGCTCCAGATCCTTTTCACTATAGGGCAAGGGAGTGGTTTCCAGCTTGGCCGGGCGTGTAGTTGCTTCTAATAAATCAAGGTCTTGTCGTATACTGGTGTGCATAAAGATATTTATCTGCGGCGTGTGATGCGTCCACGGGTAAGATCGTACGGACTAAATTCCAATTCGACCGCATCTCCAGCCAGCACTTTGATGTTGTGCATTCGCATGCGACCGTTGAGATTGGCCAGCACGGGTTTTTCAAAGTTTTCAATTCGTACTCGATACATGGTGTTGGGTAGAACTTCTTCAATAACCCCTTCCATTTTAATCACATCTTCTTTAGCCAAATTAGTTGTCAAGCCCTTTCATTAACGACGCATTTTACTTATGTCTTTGGCTTCTTCGTCGCTGAAAATAGGCACAGCATTTGACTTGTGCATGGTACCAATGCCCTTGACCTTGGTGCCAGTGTAGGCCTGATCTGCTTGTTTTACGCAGGGCACCCAACCGGTGTCACGGCTGGCGATGTAAGGAGTTTCTCGTCCAGGAGGAATTCTTGTGCCGATTTTTAACGTGCCTGCGGGCTTTGGGGGTGGTGCAGGAGTACGGCTAAATTTGGGCGCCATCTTTTTGAAGTTGCCCAGACGTTGTTCCCATTCTTCTTTCAGGAGTTCTGCTTTTCTTTTGGCTTCGGCCGAAGCATATCTGCGTGGACCTTTCTTCTTGCCTGTGGTCGTAAGCCAAGGACCTTCAAGATGAAACGCCATGTTGACCTCCAGATTGGTTATTCATATTTTTATTGTAACACTTTTGGAGTTTTTGGTCAACCACAACAATGTCTTATACAATGTCTTGTTCTTTGAGATACTGCCACAGTTTGTTATGGCCTTCGCGGTTGGGATGTGCACCATCAGGAAAAAAATATTCTGGATACATGCTCAACATATTTTGTCTATTGACTCCAAGGTCAATTTGATCCATTAAATCTGAAAACTTATCTGCTGGCAAAATCTTGCGCATTTCCTCGATCATGTTTATGCTATCCGCGGTATACCAAGAATAGACCGGGTCAGTGACTCTAGACTCGTCGTTGACCAACAAATTGACCATGCTTTGACAGGCCACAAAAACGCCTGGATAGTGCAGTTGCATTCTGTCTAACCATACTGTGTCACTCAGTCCACCCACTAGATACACTGGCACCGAATATTGTTGAGCAAGATCTGACAAATGGGTGTAAAATCTTGCCATCCATATGTGAGCTAGACTGTTCGCTTCGGTGAGCTTACTCCAATCCTCTTCAAATCTAAACTTGTAATCACGTGTGTAAGTGGTCTGGAACACTATGATACGATCTGGATATTGTTTGTTTTTGATGCTTTGAACTTGAAGATGTTTGTTTATGCTGGCAGAGATAAAGGTATTGCCGACAGAGCCCTGACTGATATTTTGCACTGTATGGCCGTCCTCGGCCATATATTGTGCTAATCCGCCGTGGCTAGTATTCATGAAGTTACCACTAGTGGGGTTCCGCTTGTCGCCACGTAGCCATTCGCCCACACCCCAGCTGTCTCCAGCAATTAAAAATTTCATATACGTTCTGGTTTACTTGAACAGGATCATGGCCATGATCACGGCCTGTACTATAAAGCCCAGACCCACAGTGATGATGTTGAGCATATCTTTGAGAACCACCGCTCTGAAGAACAGTAGCACCAAACCTGCCCACATGAACAGCACTATATCCAGATTTGGAACTGAATCACTGAGTCCGGTCAGCAAGGCCAACAAGGTGGGTATGGTAGCACAATGTATGACCACCACGGCCAACCAGCCCAGGGTTTCAGCACTTACTTTGGGCAAGTGTTGTTCTAACCAGGTCCTTGAGAAATTGAGTAAGTCTTCTAATTTGATTATCATATTTTGTCCGCATAAAAAATGTGCCTTCCAAATTTAGCTACCTGTGGTTTGCCCCACTGTGGTTTTACATAGTCTGCGTGAAAGTACAAGGCATTCTTCACGCTGGGCAAACGGAATCCTTCTAACAGGACTTTTTTGGCTACTTCTTCGGATTCTTTCCAGTGTGCTGGATATATGGGTCTTATTTTGCTAGAGCCATCACAGAACCACGAGAACTGGCAAATTACTCGGTCGTAGACCACGTTTTTTTGATAAACCACGCCGCAGATGTCTGGCGCAAACCGACCGGATTCCACGCGATTGATGGTGACCTGAGCTACTGCTACCTTGCCCTCAAACGGCTCACTGGCGCTTTCCCAATAGATATTGCGTGTCAAGCAATCTAATTGTTTAGCACGATCCGCGGCACTGATAAATCCTTGACGGGCCACTTCGTTGGTAACCTTGAGTGTGTCCAGCTTGTTAATGGTTACTATGGTTACAGTTGATACTACTATTGCAAAACAAATTACTTTTACTGCTATACTACCTAAGTCGGATATTGAGATAAGTTTCAATGTCTTCTCCTCGGCGCTGTACTGAGCGCATCAGCGGATGCCCAGGATGGGCGCATTGACAGGTGGTTGTAGAATGGAGACA